TAAATGTCTTCTTCTCTTTCATGAGATCATCCATCCTTTTGCAATAAGCTTTTTTATTACATGAATTACAATCTACTGAGTCATTTAAGAACCATGAATTATGAGCTTCTCTGCATATAGTACAGTGTCTCTCTCTTACATCTGATTCTGGTAATGATACAAATATACTAAGCCTATAAGTAGGTGGCTGATTTTCGCTATCCTCTACTTCTTTGTCAATCTTATAAGTTAATCCCTGGATATCATTCTCACATGATATTATATTTTCATAAAGCCATTTCATTAACTTCACATAAGCTTGTCTATTTGATTCTCCTACGAACTTTTTACTATAAATTCTTGATTGATATTCCATTCCCCTTTTCACCTACACTTTAATTATTTTGATTTAATAATTCATTCTTCGCTTTCTTTGTCATTTCGACTGCACTTTGATCTGCCACTTCATTTAATGGATCCCCAGAATGTCCTTTGACTTTTATTACACTTAAATCTACATCTTTCATTATTTCAAATAACTTCTTCCATAGGTCTAAATTTTTAACGTCAGATCCATCTGATTTTTTCCAACCATTCTTATTCCAGTTTTTTATCCAACCGCTATTGATTGCATTCACAACAATTGCTGAATCTGAATAAATTGTAATTGACAACAGTCTATTTCTTTTTGCTATTTCCAACGTTCTTAACACTGCATATATTTCCATCCTGTTATTTGTTGTTTGTAATTCATATCCTGAAAATACCTTAAAACCATTCTTCATTGAGAATACTGCTGCCCATCCTCCGGGACCTGGATTTCCACTACATGAACCATCTGTAAAAACTACCATCACATTTTCCTTTTCTCAACAACACCATCTTTTATTTTCTTGAATAAATATAAACTTGCTTTTGCAAACAACTCCCACATAGTATAACCATTCACCATGCCATGCCATTTGCCTTCCCCATCATCACTCATGAAGCTCATCGTATACCATCTACATTCATCATCTAAATAGCTGAACATCACATATTGTATTTTCACATTGTACTTCCTACATAGCTTTTCCACAAAGTTCTCTATTGCTTCCATCGGTATCTTATTTTTATCAACATACTTTGCAAAAGGTTTTATGTGAAGCAATGCTTCATTTACTTTTTCTCTATTCTCTTTAATTCTACAATCTAAAACAAGTATCTTGTCCACTTTCATTCTACTATCACCTCAAATAGAAAAGGCTACCGTAGCCAATCCGTATTAACATTAATAACTTATCAACTACGGTAGCCCTACTAAATTTTTGTAAGTTTACTACTTATCAATATTCAATTAGATGTCCCATTCTTCTCCATCATCTTCAAAATCATCATCGTCATCCTCATCTTCTTCTACTGGTTTAGCTTTTGCTTTTGACTTTGACTTCTTCTCTTCCTTAGCTGGTTTAGCTTTTGCTTTTGATTTAGCTTTTGGAGTTTCTTCAACTTCATCTTCTCCCCAGTCATCATCACTATCATCATCGCTATCTTCGTCATCAGATCCTGCATTATCGAACTCTTCAAGTTTTCCTATATAGAAATCTGCTTTCTTCTGTTTCTCAACTTTGATTCCTCTTGCCTTACATTCTTTGTAAAGTTCCAATGTTGACATTTCACTGTAATCTAGTGTTTCATCTTCATCATCAGTTTCATCAGTAGTAGCTCCATCAGCTTCCTGTAATGCTGCTATATAAGTTTCTTTAGGTTGTTTTGATTTAACTGATAATCCTCTCTTCTTACAAAGTTGGTATAATGGATAAGCTCCCATTTTTTCATAATCAACATCACCATCTTCATCATCCTCTTCATCTTTAGCTTTTGCTTTTGATGGCTTCTTCTCTTCTTTTGTTGGTTTAGCTTTAGCTGCTTTCTTTTCTTCTTTTACTGGTTTTGTTTCCTCAACATCTTCATCTGAATCATTATCACTAGGATCAATAAATGCATCTTCAAGTAATGCTTTGTTTATTTTGTTTGCTGTGTTATATTCAGGTAATGCTGAAAGTAACTTTAATATTGAAGCTTGATCACCAGCTAAAGCCATAGCTGTTAGTGTAGCGAATAGTGGGTATCTCTTACCGATATCAGTGATTGCTTCCATGTTGTTGTTTTTGATTTCTTGTGCTGCTTCTGCAACTGTCCAATTTTTAGCCATTTTAAAATCCTCCTACATACTTGTCATTTACAAGTATTTCACATTTTTATTTTATTTATTGTTTGTGGCTTGTTGTTAACCACAAATATTATATTAAACCTTTTATTTAAGTTTGTAAATAGTTTTTTTGAAAATAATTTAAATATTTTTATTCAACGTCTTTTAGCTCATCATCCCACTCACCATCATCAACGATCATTCCTTGATTTCCTTTTGCGAGTTGCTCTGCACTTATTGCTACATTTAACGCATCTCTTAATCTTATTAAGCTTGCAAGATCCGCTATATGAAATGCATACTTTAAATAAACCTTTATTGATTTGCTTCCATTCCCATCAGGAACATCTAGTTGCTGTGCTATTGTGTATCCTGCATCTTTCCCATTTCCTGATTCATCTATAGTTAATCCACTTATCACTATATTTCTGTTTTCGTCTATTCCTGCACTTGCTAATTGTCTATACTTCTTCATTTCTATTCCTCATCTTCTCCATCATTTTCAATGGTAACACTTGCTTTCAACCTTAACAAGAATTTTTCTCCTTGTTCATTCGGTATTAGCCTACTTAAATTTTGAACCTCAACTTGATCTGTTATTGACGTAAATCTTATTTTGCTTTCTCCGTCACCTCCAAAATTAACTTGTCCCAATCTAAACAATCCCAACTTAAATGGCTTTTCATCTGCAAACTTAACAGCAGCCATTATATCGTTATTGAGCATTTGCAAGGTTGACATTGCATTTACCATTTCTGAATATTCAACCTTTACATTTACATCTACTGCTCCACTTGGTTTTATTGAATGTCCATTATATGAACATATTAGTTTTACATCTATTTGTTTTGCTATTTCTTGTGACATTATAAAGCACTCCTATTCTTCTTAAACATATTTTTTCTATCCTCATGAAACTTTTCTCTTGCCGAACTGCTCGACTTTATCTTCTTCGTTCTCTTTGGTTTCATTTCTTCAATATCATCTTCTTCAATTAAGTTTTCTCTTTTGTCACATTCCCCGGTGTTTATATAATTCACAACATCTGAAATATCTTCAGGTTTTATCATCAAAAATACTTCACCTGTATTTAGAAATTGAATTGCAAACAATGGCACCTTGTGTGCTACTCTCGCATTCTTCTCCAAGATCCTTATGTCCTTCTGATTAACTTTAATGCTTTGCGCATCTGTTGATTTGAGCTGACATATGACGTAGTCATTCTGCCCGTCCTCTTTTTCTATCCAACCAGAACCACTATTCTTAGTTGGTCTTATCCCTAATGCTTTCATTACTTCTTCTTCATTTTTCCTGTAGAACTTAAATGTCCTTGGTTGATTATTGGATCCCATCACTCACAAGCTCCTTCATTAATTTTTCAATATCTGAAAACTTATCATTTAACAAATTTGCAAATGCAGCCTTAGCTGTTCTAATTATATCATCAAGCGCTGTACCTGATTCAAACTCAATTTCAATACCTACATCCGGCAACAAGTCAATCGGCATTCTCACCATCCATACATCTGCATGATTTGCAATCATACAATCAGGATCCTTTAATGTGAAAATCATAATGACATCTTCATTAACAAAGTGTGTAAACTTTGAAACTCTATCATTTTCAACTTTCATGATAATCTTGTCCAATCGCTTTTCTTTTCTCACTATTTTCCCCTGCTTTCTAAATTCAATCTTAATACATCCATTGCTATTCTAAATAATTTCTCTTGGTCATCCTTGTTTAGTCTATTGAATAAATCAAATCCTGTTGATCCATCAAAATCTTTCATACAATAATAATATGTGGTATTCAACATGTCTTCCTCTGAAGCGCTATTCATGTATCTGACCAACTGTCTTGATATTGCATCATAGTCACAATCTGCAAGAACTGAATCATTTAAGTAATAATATATAATGCTGTGGACGATAACTCTTCTTTGTAAATAGCTTAGCTTTAAAGTCATTGACCAATAAGGGTTTTTAAACTTAATAATATCTTCTTCCATTTGCTCCTCCCTAAGGGAGAGTTACTCCCTTACAATTACTTTTGAAGTTTCTTCAATGCTTGATGATATTTTGTGTCACCTGATATTGAGAAAGAATTTATAGTATCTTTATCTAAACCTTTCAACACTGCTATCTTTAATACTTCATCAAGTTTCATACACTTCTCCAACTTTGCAACCATCGATATACATCTATAACTAAATGTAGATCTTATTGAATTTTCCTCTGCATATTTTCTTAACTGTCTGATAAAGCTAACCAAATCTGTATTTCCATTTGACAACTTCATTTCAATCCTTAAACAATATTCAAAATCTATAATTGCAAATCTATCAAGAGTTGCTTGGTCTATAACCATTCTTCCAGAATATTGTTCATCAGCTCCGGATCCTACAGTATTACCTGCTGACACAAAGTGAACCTTATCACCAAAAACTACTTTTCCATTTGGAAATTCAAAGTATCCATTTGCTATTGCTGCATTTAATAAAACTAACACTTCAGGTACACTTGCATCAAGCTCATCTAAAAAGAATACACATGGTTTTTCTGAAGTACATGCTTTATAAAATTCAGTTTCATGATATACTCCACCTGCATCTATAAAACCTGTTAATTTATATTCCTGTTGAACTGAGTTTGTAAAGTAGAAATCCATTCCCATGTTCTTTGCTATTTGTTCCAATGTGAAATTCTTTCCCGAACCAGCAGGACCTGCTAAATATACTGGAACATTATTTTCAATACAACATTTTATTTCATTATACTTTTCATGGAATACTTCCTTTTGACTATTAACAACTGCTTTCATGCTTTTGCTTTCTCCAACTGGTGATTCTGAAATAACCACATTGAAAGAGCTATCAACATTCTTTTTGTTTTTTCTTACGAATACTATGTTCTTGGCTTCTATAATATTTTCATCCTTATTTAATTCAAATCCAAGAACCGCATTCTCTACTACTGTCCAAAATTTTCCAGGTTCGCTTGTAGCATACATTCTTCTCTTTCTATCAAATGTGCTTTTGCTCCCTTGTGTTTGTGTAGTAACAAAACAGTAACCCGGAAATTTGTAACTTCTATTAATCTTTAATACATATAAATTTAAATTCTTCATATTCAATCTCTCCTCTAAGAACTAATGATATTATTAAGTTGTTTTCACCTTATGTATTCATTATACAGGGTAACTAACCATTTGTACATACATAATGTGAAAATAATTATAAATATTTCTGAAGATCATTTAAATCTTTTATTTTAGTTATATCTTCCCTTATTACTATTGGCATAAGATACTCCGATTTCTTCTTCAAAAACTTTAATGTAAATTCACTAGTCGGTGCTCCATAACCACTTACAAAACTCTTTGTAACTTTTGGATGAACCTCTATAAACCTAAGCATTATTCTTCTTAACATACTTGAATGCACAAGCGGAAAAGCAAGCTTACTTACATTTAATCTTTCATTTGCATTCTTTATTCTTACTTTTGCAATTACACCAATCTGCTCTTCTGCTCCTAGGACAATATCCAGATTAACTCTATATCCTTGACTTTCAAGTTTATTTACTATCCTTAAAACTTTTACGCTTTGCTCCATTATTTCATCTGCTTTAAATTTCACATTATACCCAATGTTCTTCACTATGTTTACTACCTTTTGCTTGTTTGGAATCACCTTTGTTCTCATCATGTTTGTTGGGATCCCATTCAAGTATCTAGGAACTGAACATTGAAATCCTTGAACATCATATAACGTTTTTCTTTTAGAAGCAATGTTTTCATATGTTGTTTCTGCTTTTAGTTTTTCAGAAAGCTCTTTTGATCCATCTTCCCATCCATTTCTTAATAACAGTTTTGCTTCATCAAAGTTCTTTGTCTTTGTAAACTTTTCTGATCCTGACACTGAAAATAATTGTTCAAACCTAAATGTGTTATTCAACGGTGTTTCAGATATATAAGAATACAAATCATTAATGCTGTTGAAATTACACATATAATATTTCATACCACTTATAGTCTTTGTTTCTTCAAACATTCATCTACATCTCCTCATTAATTGTCTCTTCCACAGTTTTTATTATATAACGAAATTTAGATTTTGTACACAATTATTTTTAATTTTCTTCATGTAATATTGAATCATCCAAAAATCCATACAAAGAGATTCCTGCTGAATCAGCTGCATCATCATTATATTGCCAACGCTTTCCGTCTCTTTCAAATGTTCCTTTTAATTTTCTTCCAGTTATTTCAATCAATATGCTTTCCTCAAATCCTTTATCTTTTACGAATACAATTGTTGGATACTTTTCATCTGGTACACCATAATCATTTTTCATTGGTTTTGATGTTCCAACAACTCTTGACTTCCAACTTCTTGTATCAACTGAGTATACTGGTATCTCATGATTATCACACACATCTATCATGATTGAATCAAGTGCTCCCATGGATTTTATATAGTTGATGTTTATAAACCCCTTAGATTGTAACCTGATACGTTCAAATATCAATATCAATTCATCTGATTTTCCTTTATTTGCTTTTATTACTTTCTCTAAAGTTGCTCTTAGCTTTTCTCTTTTTTTAGAATTGTTCTTCAACTTTTCCATTCTTATGCTTGTTACTTTTTTTAATTCTCCATCAGCTGCAATTGATATACCAGTATTCTTGTAACTTTGATCAACTCCTATAACTATCTTTTTATATTTCTTATTCATAACATTCTCCATTTTTCTACATCGTTTTTCTTCACATTCCAAACAGTCAAGATACAAAACAATGCACCCATATACTGGGCACATCTTACTCATCCTTTGTGAACCTTCCTTTTACATCCTCTTTTTCCTCTATTCTTACAACTCAATATCACTTTAATTAATACACTTGTTTCAGTTGGAACCACCTTTGTTCTTGTTCCTATTTCTAACATTTCACACTTATCACATTTGCTTGTTAAATCCCAACTTACTTCTCTCATTTGTCCAACCTCACTCTCCCAATACCCATATTAAAACAAGCATCTTTCATTGCACAATCAGAAGCACATTTACAATTATATGAATTGCAACCTGTCATTCTCTTTACCATTTTCTTTTCTTCAAATAACTTTTGCTTATAGAATTGAATGGCCTCACACCTCTCTACTATTGGCATTACAATATCAGGATCATAATCATACATGAATACTTTAAAGTCCTGAGTATTCTTATCATCACATAAAACAAAACCTTTGTGAATGCCTGTGAGAAACATATAGAATTGCATTTGCTTTTTACCTGTCGGATGACTTGTCATCTTCTTGAATTGAAAAGTATTTACTGATTTTATTTCACACACCATTTGACCATCCCAATTATATTTCTCATTATATTCTGGTATTGTTACAATTGCATCTGGTGTATAACTAACTTCATACTCATCATTAAATCTAGTATAATCCAGATCTTTCACTTTTGCGTATCCAGCTCTTATAAATAATCTTTGCCATTTTTCATGAATTGCATTTCCTTCTTCAAATATCCTCATTAAACTTGGTTCAATTTGATCTCCTTGCAATTGCTTATATAGTAGACTTAATACTTGCTTTCTTACACAAAACTTATTATCTCCAACTATGAGGGCTGAAGCATGAAGCCCAACCCTTTCTTGTGATTCAAGTCCTCTAGTAATCATTTGTTTTACGAAAGCTGGTTCTCTCTTTTCATCCTTATCTAGATAAAACATTTTGTTGAAAAGTGTTCTCATGAATTTCTCCTCAGATGTCTCAACAACGGTATTGTTTTTACCTGCTGCTTTTAACATTTTATCTTTTATCCCCATCATTCACCTCTTGCAACAGTGTTACCTGTTTTTACATATATGATTGTTCTCCTGGTCACTATTCTTTCAATTCCACTATTGGCTATCATTCTTCTACAAATATGACAAGGCATACAATCTTCAAGATCTACATCACATTCTGTTCCCACTAAATACAATGTTGCTCCTATCATTTCTTTTCTTGAAGCTGATATCATTGCATTTTGCTCAGCATGAACTGACATACATTCATCATAGGATCCACAATTGTGTTCACATCCTAGCCTATGGCAAACTCCTATATCACAACAATTCAATGCTCCTCTTGGACTTCCATTAAACCCAGTTGAAACTATCTCATCAGCATTTACTATTACACATCCATATTGTCTCCTCAAACAAGTACTTCTTAAGCTTACTGATTTTGCAATTTCTAAATAATAATCATCTTTACTTATTCTCTCTTTTATCATAATTTTTCTCCTTTATTTCTTCATCTAATGAAATATCTTCAACAAAATTAATAGTCTTCTCAATAAATATTTGAGTGAAGTATTCAAATACTTTTCCACATTTTCTACACTTACCTTTTATCAATGTTGCTTTACCTCTAGATGTTTCATACTCTTTTATTTTTGAACTTATTCTATAGTCCCTTTCCATACACCTTGGACATATTGCAAGATCACTTTCAATTTTAGCCATTTTAGCCATAATTATTTCCTCCCTTGCTTTCTTCTTTTTTCGTGCAGTTTTCTTCTATTTTCTACTCTTCTTTCATACCTCTTTTGTGATGCAATGTCTTTCTTGATCCCATTAACAAATTCTTCGTCTTTCATAACGTTTGCAACAAACTTTCTTACAACCTCTTGCATTTGCTTGCACACTTCTGATGAAGCCTTAACAATCCCTTTTGCAATTCCTTCTACCTTTTCCATTGTCAATTCATTTGATTCATTTCTCATAATAAGCATCCCCTTTGATTTTATTTTATTTCTATCTTTGTCCACATCTTCTTGCTATATTTAGCATTATCACATATCTGTCTACAAATCCTTTTCCTTTACTTTCTAGATAACTAACAATGTCAAACTGTCCTTTATCTTGCATTTCCATAACAATGTTCACACCGTAATTGGCTTGGTATAAAGTCCCTAACATTTCATATACTTTCCCAACTTCTACACCTGTTTCTTTAGAATACTTTTCAACTGCATTAATTAAATATCTACCATTCATCTCAAACACCCTTTCACAAAATACAATTATTGAAATTCTTTTGGTACCCTTTTGCCATACTTTTCTGCACGACTTTTCATAGTCTCTTTTCTTATGTCAGCTACGTCATCAAAGCTTACAAATCCTCTATCGAAAAATAATGGAATTTCACATTCTCCCATAGGATTGCACACTTTTGACTTAACAACCTTTATCTTCATTATCAATCCTATCTTTTCAGTTGTTGCTGAACTTTTAGGATTTTTATTCGGAATTTCAATCCAACCTTTTCTTGCAACTTGCAATCTTAAGCTGCATGCGTGCTTCAACTTTCTTCCTCCAGGTGTATCTGTTTTTTCTCCAAACATCATCGCTTGCATTTTGTCTCTTACCTGATTTATAAATATCACTGTTGTTCCTGTTACTTCAATTATTTCTTCAACTACTGGTAAATATTTATTGTTTAATCTTGCTATACCTCCAATCCTTTGTTCTTCTATCGAATCTTTTTCTGCTGACTTAAGAACCTTTTCAGCATCTTCTTTTGGTACCATACTTGGAACACTATCAATGCCTATAAGTGGGATCCCAGCTTTACCAAATTTTATAACTTTATTATATGCATCTTCTCCATATTTTGCCCTATAAATTAATAATTGTTTTGGTTTGTTTCCAAAGACTTTTGCTCTGCTTGCGTCAAACGTTCCTTCAATAGGGATGTCCAAACACAAATTATGCTGACCACACAAGTGATACAACAATGTAGTTTTACCTGAGCTTTCAGGACCGAATATCTCTACTACTCTTCCCTCGGGCATTCCTCCTCCAATTATTTCATCAAGGTCATCTATACCTGTTGACCAACGATTAATTTTAAGATTGGCCTTTTTACTTCCAAGGGAATATATTGCTCCCTCACCTTCTTTTTTATTGATTTCATTACACAATTTAATAATTGCTTCCTTGTTACATTTACTCATCATTTTCCTCCTGCTAGACAATTAACTTGTCCTGTAGCTTTATAAATCAAGCGCAGAGATTTCTCTCCGCACATGTAAACTAATTTGCAAACTCTTTAATTCTCTTTTTTGCAGCTGTCATGCTTCTTTTGAAGTCTGTGTAAAACTCTTTGCTCTTGCCTTTTATTTTGTTTACAACTATTGAACCTTCAAAACCAAACTCTGTATCGTCAACCATTTCATATAAAGCTTCCTCATTATAACCTAAGCTTTTTATTCCCTCATTTACAATTTCTATGAACTTCTCAAACTGTTCTTCAGTTGCTCCATACATTTTGAAATTTGCAACATGAACTTTTAAACCTCTATCTTCTGCCATCTTTGTTTTAACTGTAACCTTAGAAATGATCCCTTGTTTCTTTGTTGATTCTTTCTTTTGTTTTACAATCTTGAATACAACTAAGTTTTGAGACTTCTTTGTCTTATAAGCAATTGCTTTAATAGAATCATCTTCCTTATTTGTTTTTACCACAAACTTCTCTAACTGTTCTATTGCTGCCAATAAAGCTTTTGAACTCTTATCACTTATTAAAAACATTTCATTTTCTTTTCTTCCTTCTGAAGCCTCTTCAATTAATCCTAATAATTTCTCTTTCATATTTACTCTCATTTCTAATCTCTCCTCTAAGAACTATTTATCAACTATTATTTGTTTCCTGTTGATATATTAATCTTACAGCATTTCTTCAAAGTTGTAAATAGTTTTTGAGAAAAAATTTAAAAATATTTTTATTTTCTAGAAAGTCCTCTAGCATAAAGGGAACTGTTCCACTTTGTAACCCTTGATATATAAGTTTTCTTCTTAAATTCTAAAGCTCCATTTTCTTTAAGTTTTTCAATTACTCCTTTATTCACTGGACTTCTCTTGTATCCATCTACGCATCTCTTTTTAAATTCATCTAATGATTTAAATGGGCCGTTTGATTTTCTTTCATTTTCAATTAACTGAGCTGCTTTCTCTCCGACACCTTTAATTGAGCTTAATCCCTCCTGAATAACTTCTTCGCCTTCAATTTTTCTTAATGAATAATTTGCTCCATAATTAACATGAGGTAAAAATATTAGCAAATCTTGCATAACTGCTTTTTCTTTCATTCTTGCAGCTAATGCATCATCATTACAATATTTCAATTTAACTGACCAATATACTGCAGGATAATTCACTTTGTAATACATCTCTTCTACAGATATCATTCCATAACCGACACCATGACCTTTATTGAATGTATACACTAAAACTTTTTCAAACATCTCTCTAGCATCTTTTTCTTTATATCCTCTTTCAACTGCTCCAGCTATAAACTTCTCAGTCAAATCATGTTTATCTTTATTTATTTTTGCCATTTCACCCATTGAAGCAATTGCATTCTTCATAAGCTTCATTACCCTATCAGCTTCTTTCCAAGTTAATCCACCAACCTCAACACACATAAGTTGAACCTGTTCTTGATATACAACTGATCCATATGTTTCTTTAGTATATTCATAGAATGCGTCATGCTTAGCTGTATCCTTGTGAAGCTTATTATATGCATAAGTATCAGGCATCTTCATCCCTAAGGGTCCTGGTCTATTCATTGATGAAGCAGCAACTATATCTTCAAAACAATCAGCTTCAATGTTCTTCAATATTCCTCTCGGACAATCAGTATCAAACTGGAATACTCCATCTGTGTCACCTTCTCTAAAGTGCCTCATTAATTCAGGATCCTCAAGATATTCATCCGGCATTTCTCCATTTCCTGTTATCTTCCTCATGTCACCTAAACTCTCCATTGTCTTCAAGCCTAACATATCAAACTTAACAACATGAACAGTGTCCATATCATTTAAATCATATGAAGTAAATTCTCTCAAAAATCCAGTCTCTTTGTCTTTCTGGATCCTCCTTGCACAATACTTATCAAGGCTTGTTCTTGTAATTGCAACACCTGCTGCATGAGTCCCTATAAATCTAACTTGCTTATATAACTTTGAAAAATGTAAAAACAAATCATCATAATCGTCATTTATTTCTTGAATGTAAGAATTGTTTTCATCATATTTGAAGTTCTCATTTTCATCCAAATTATCATTTATGAATTTTTTAATTTCTTTCTTTTTAGCTTTTAATTCTGAAGTTTCATATCCAGTTTCTTCTTCAGTTAGTCCACAAACTTTTGCTAAATCATTTACCAAGTTATCAACCTTATATAATCCATATGAACAAATTTGAGCTGCACGACCGTTATATTTCTTTATCAAATAGTCAATTACTTCTTGACGTCTGCTTGTCTCAAAATCAAGGTCTACATCGGGTAATTTTGTTTTATCTTCTCTTAAGAATCTTCTAAAGTCCAAACCAAACTTTATTGAATCAACATTTGTTATTCCCAGCAAATATGCTATTTCACAGTTACAAACCGATCCTCTTCCAGGACCAACATTTATTTTTAAATCTTCCTTTGAATGTCTTACGTAATCTTGAACTATCAAGAAGTAATCTGCAAACCCATGCATTTTTAATACTTCAAATTCTTCCTTTACTCTTTTCAAATACTTCTTGTTTTTAAATTTTCCTATTCTCTTTAAGCCCTTCTTCAATTCAACTTTTAATCTTTCCTCAGCATCATCTATAACTGGCAATTCTTCCTCAAGAGAATCCAGATAATTTTGTTCAACTTTGTTTTCTATTTCATCCAAGTTTTTGAACATCTTCATTATTTCTTTTTTGGGATCAAGTCCTAATTCTTTAAAATCTTTCTCATGCATCTTTCTAAGTCTGTTTAACATTTCCTTTTTAGTTGGCATATATCTTTCATGATAAGTTGCAAATACATCATATTTAGTTTTTCCTATTTCATGCATCTTTAAATAAGTTTCCCAATCTTCTTTTCTTCCATAATGACTGTCTGAAGTCGGTACCATTTTTATGTCATATTCAATTGCTAACTCTATGAGCTTCCTATTTACTTTTTCTTGAGTTCCATCTTCATCAACTTTATATGGTTGAATCTCAATGTAATAATCTTCTCCAAAAATATCTTTAAATCTTTCAATTATCTTTCGTGCAGTTTTAATTTTATTTTGTGCCAATGCCTGTGACAACATTCCTGCTATACATGCTGATGTACATATTAAGCCCTCAGATCTTTCTTCCAACATTTCAAATGTAGTTATAGGTTTGTAATATTTGTTCTTCTCTGATTCATACATGATAGCATTCATGTTTTCATATCCTTTTAGGTTCTTAGCAAATAAACATAAGTGATATCTTTTCTTTTCTGCTCTAATATCTTCGGAATATTTCTTTGGTTGGAAATAACATTCAACTCCTAAGATACAATTTATTTCCTCCTTCTTACAAGCTAAATAAGTTTTGATAAGTCCATTCGTATTTCCATGATTTGAAGTGCTTAATGCAGAATGACCAAGCTCTTTTGCAAGCCTGGCCAAATCTTTTGCACTTCCAAAACCATCAAACGAAGAGTACTCATCATGTCTGTGTAAATCAAACATATTTAATACCTCCCATTAATTTATTTTAGTGTACATTTAATATTCTAACACAAACACCTATATTTTGTAAATGCTTTGCGTATTGTTTATAAACTTTGTTTATTTCTTCAAGATAGTCAATTAACTTTTCATCTTCTTTCTTTTGTCTTGACTTTAATATTTCCAGTTGCTCTACGTTTTCTGCTAAAACAAATACTACTACAACTTGTTCTTCAATCAATATTCTTTCCAAGCATCTTAGTTCACCTCTTGATATTCTACATTCTCTTGCAAATACATCCGCATATACAACTTCTGACATGAAAAATCTATCAAATATCACATCCAAATTGTTCTTTAAATTCACAATATAATTTTCTGAAAAATTAAATTCTTCACTTGGTGCACAATAGTGTTGAACCTGTGTGTCATATATTGAAGCTAAGTTATTTGACAATAAAGTTTTCCCACTTCCATCTGGTCCACATACTATCACTTTGTTTCCACTACTTGAAAAACCTGCACTATATTGAGCTAAATCTGCAACATTTTCGTTATATTCTCTAACAATGTTTAACAATCTATTTTTAGAACTTGTACTACATTTCGTTCTTTTCATTGCATTTAATGCGAATCCTGAAAGCGCCAACAAGAAATAAGCTGCTTCTTTACTTCTATCTCCAAATATTTTCTTCAATGAATTAAAGTTACTAACAAATCTTGAAAGTATTATTTCATCTTCTTTTCCAGTAATTTTTTGAGTACCAATCACTCTATAATCATTTTCATACTTACACATCAAAGCAATTGATGAAGCTTTTAATTTTCCAAAATCTGTAACACTATCATCGATATCTGTCATAGTATCATATGCATCATAGTTTCTTTCATATATGTGCATTGATGCTGCATTGTGATAATAGGTTCCGACTTCCACTCCTAATTCATTTGCCATGAGCTCTTGCATAACTGTAAAATTAAACACATCATATGTGAAACCTAACACTATATCATTTGATCTCATTGTTGTTATCATATCAAGTTTTCCATTTCTAATTAAAAACTGTAATGTCAAAGTACAAACTTCATCATTTGTTTTCTTGTTGTTTGGAGTATGCAAATGGATCACAGCTTGTCTGCTATCATTATCTTCTTTCAATTTCTCTCTTACAAATACCCATTGATCAAATGGAATTAATGGATGCTCACCTGTGAATATTCTATAACCATATGCTGAGTTCAATGTCTTTCCATCATCTGAACAACTCTTCATAAACTTTGAATAATATTCCATTGTGCTTAAACTATTATCTCCACTCATATACCAACATAGTTCTCCAAAAGCATAAGCTGCATTAAACTTTCTTTGAGGTGATGAAACAATTCTATTTCTTGGATTACTAATTTCTACACAACAATTTATTAACTCTGTAATTTCCATTCCTCTTGGCTTTGATTTTATACCATGATTTTTTAACTTTGTCATTATCCTCACGAAAGCATCATTTGCACTAGTAGCTTTAATATACATTTAAATCTCTCCTTCTCTTTTACTTTTTATTGTATTATTACTATATTGAAAATGTTCTTATTTTATTCTTTCAATCATTATATTTCCTATTACCAAAACATCTGTATTTGAAACCAACCAACTGCTTAATGCAACTAATGGATCTTCAATTATTGGGTAATTGTGTAAATTGAAACTTGTATTAATTAAAACTTTCTTACCTGTTTTTACTTGATATAAATTAAACATCTTTTCTAAAAACAAATCAGTTCCGGGTTGTATTATTTGAGGTCGTGCAGTTCCATCTACATGGCATGCTGCTGGATAGTTTTCTTTGAACTCATCTTTGCAATCAAATGTCATTGTCATATATTGGGAAGTTGTTTCTCCACCTTCTAAATTGTAAAATAAATCATCAGCATTTTTCTCTAAACATACTGGAGCAAATGGCATAAATTCTGTTCTTCCTAATTGTTTGTTTAACCAATCATTAACTGTTTTATCAGTACAATCATAAAGTATGCTTCTATGACACAATGCCCTTGGGCCAAATTCCATCCATCCTCTGCATAAGCAAACTATTTTCTTTTCCGCTAATCTATCTGTAACTTCATCCAATAACTCTTCTCTATTTTCATATATGTGAGCTACCACATCTTTATGTTTTCTACATTCTTCAAATATACCAGAAATATTTCTATAAATGTTTGTTCCACTATACACTCCCGGGATATATTCATGAGCATCTTTCTTGCTTACTAAATCTTGATATTCTCCATCAAGCATTGCAGTTGATATTGCACTTCCAACAGATGTGCCTTCATCACCCATTGCTGGACATACTAAAACTTCTTTAAAAATATTTAAATCTTTTAATCTCTGATTTATCTTTACATTTGCAAATAAACCACCTGATAAATAGCATTTTGTTGATTTTGCTTTTTCTAAGTTACCTGTTCTTTTCAATGTTCTAACAATCCATTCACCTGTTTCGACTTCTGTGAATGCTTGAACAGTTGAAGCTATATCTTCTCTTGTTGCTCCTTTTTCTATTAGTTCATTTACCATATTGAACACTGAATATTTTAACTTTAGGAATAAATCAAAATCAATTATTGTTTGTTTACTTCTAGAATAACATTCCTTGTCATGACTGTCCAATCCTGATCTCAAATCAAAATCTTTGATATACCTATTTGTTTTATTAAATTTCAATTCACTTCTTAAATCATAAGATTCTGTACTTCTTCTATTTTCATATAATTCATAAAACTCTTCTAAATATCTTGGATATCCATATGCTGCTAATCCTGTTATCTTACCTTCATGTTTATGCATTGTAAATCCTAAAGCACCTGTAACAAACTGATAAAGCAATGCCATACTTTCAGGCAATTCAACTTCACTCAAAGGTAGTCTTATTCCTTTTCCGTTACCTTTTTCAAACATAACTCTTGCAGATATACCATCTCCGAATCCGTCAGAAGTTATAAAAAACTTATCTTCATCATCAACGCCATAAATACCTATTGAAGCAAGTGCATGTGCGAGGTGATGTTCAACTCTTGTCATTCCATAATTATTTTCAACACTTATTCCTCTAGCCTCTATCATCTTTACAATCATTCTTTCAGGTGAATATCCTTTTGATTTATAAAGATCAAACACTTTTCTGTCCTTGTTTGAAACTGTTCTTTCAACTTCACTCATTGTTAGTGTTTGATAGTGACTAAAACAAACTTTGTGTATAACTATGTCATTTGCATGTCCATACATCTCACAACATTTAACTACTGCATCAATAGGTATTTGTTTTGTATTCTTAATTCCGTTTAATCTTTCCTCAGATATTGCTGCTAGCACACCTCTTTGATTTGACACTAAAGCTGCTGAAGCATTAAACCCTAAATTAATTCCAATATATAACTTTTCCTTATTCATACTAATCATTCTCCTTTATTTTCTTTATTTATCTTTTCTAAATTTTCTTCAATCTTACTCAATATAGCTTCATAAATTTGCTCCTCTGTAAATCCTGAATACATAGTTATGTTCATTGCTGTTATGAACACATCTGCTAATTCATCAAGCTTTTCTTTCTTTTCATACCTTCCATTCCTATGAGTCTTCCATCTTTTATCTGCCTTCATTACTTCTCCAAGCTCTTCAACCATTGCTTGAATGTGATAACTAAACCAACCTATGTTATCACCAGGGAGGGGCATTTCTGCTCCTCTCATCCTTAGCACTTCATGTTGATATTCCTGTTGACTTTCATAGAGTTTCTTGAAGCTGTGACACTTACAATTACTCTTATTCTTCATCTTCCCATTCATCCTCCTCATCTTCATCTTCATCGTCCATAGCTGCATCATACTCTTCTAATTTCTTAATATAGAATTTTTCTGTCTTCTTAGGTTTAACATCTATTTCTCTTTCTTTGCACAACTTGTACAATTCTCTTGCTGACAATGAACTATAATCCAACTCTTCTTCTTCGTCTTCATCCTCTTCCCAATCTTCTTCTTCCTCTTCGTCCTCCTCTGGTTCTGGCTCTGGTTTTTTCTTTGATCCTTTTCCTTTTGAAGCTGCTCCTTTGCCTTTACCTTTTCTTGGCTTTTCTTCTTCATCATCATCGTCATCTGCTGAATCATCTGGATAAGCTGCTTTTATTATTTCTAAAATCTCCTTCTCTGAGAATGGTTTTGCTTTCTTATTTTTAAAACTGTTTTTGTCCATAGGAACTACTGAGAAACTTTTATTTTGTCTTTTACCTGAAACTGTTAGAACTAAATCTCTATCTGTTAATGTTCCGTACTGTTCTTGTAATGCTAATAATGGAGGTAATGGTGAACAGTTATTCACTGCGAATAAAAATAATCTCACACCTTTGCTTTCATAATCATATACTGACCAAGCATACATACTTCTTGTTCTTAAACTATCATCATCGCAATGCTTGCACCTTTTTCCAAAAGCCTCTGCACATGGTACATTGATTCCTGCTTCATAAGAGTCATGGAACACAATTTCCATACCATCATCCATCTCTGTTAAGAATCTAATTCTTGCTTTTTCTCCTTCTTTAAGATACCAAATCTTTCCTCTGCTTCCACCTGATTTTTTAACATCATTTTTAATACTACTTAAGATTCCCATTTTATTTATTCTCCTTTTCTCTAAAAACTATTTATAATATAAACTCTTATCGAGTGAATATTTCGGGTTTTCATTTTCCTTACTTTATTTACCAGCTTCATAAACTTTATATGAAACTAATTTTAATTGAATCATGTGGCCAGTATCGGTTGTTAGTTTCCTTCTGCCTACATCGTCAGTTTCAAGTACGCAACATTTTAAGCAACTATTTACAACTAATGCATCACACAATTCACTAACGGAGGATATCAGTCTCCTAGTTTTCTGCTCGACTTCTGACCTTTCAACTTACGGCATTTAATTGTGTCCACAAAACGATTGTCAATTCACGGTCTATAATGTTGTCCCAACTATTCAATAAATTCTTGAGTTTTATCATACATTCTTCTGAATAAATCTTCATTCATTTCACCTGGATCCTTTATGCCTTTGATATATTTCCATCTTACCACATTAAAATACTTTTGTAAATACTTAGTTCCTTTTCTACCACAAGTATCATTATCTAAGGCACTCACTATAGTAGTTATTCCTTGCTCTTTGAGCTTAGCTATTTGTTCATTGGTAATTTTCCAACCTAAAATTGCAATCGCTCTATCACAGCCATATTGTACAAATTTTAAGCGGTCCATGTAACCTTCAACTATATATACTACATCTTTCCCTTTATAGTCTCCTACCAATGTGGAAGCTCTACTAAATCCTTTGTTATACAAGTACTTTCTTTTCTTCTCTATTTCTTTCACCATTGTTCTACATACCCATCCTTTAAACTTCCCATTGTCCATCATAGGAAATATCAAACCATACGATTTATTGTATGTCACTTTGGCTTTGCATTTATTTAATGCACAAGAATTAAATCCCCTTTTCCTCATATAACTCTTTGCTCTTATGAGCTCTTCTGAAGTCACCAAATCATACGATCTAGTTTTCCTCCAATCAACTTTCTTTAGCCCACTGTAATAATCGTTTGCCTCTGCAAGACTGGCCGCATTATCTTCACGTGGAGCTCTTACATTGTTCTTAAAATCTCTAACTCTAGCTTGAATCTTTTTCATCTTAAGAATTTTCACAAACAACTTACATGCTTGCAAACTGTTCTTCTTACCTTTTTCCATTTCAACAACAAAACTTAAAGCGTTCCCTGTAATACCACATCCAAAACAATAAAAAGTTCCTTTTATCAAATCTATCTTCATGCTAGGATTTACATCACCATGAAATGGACACACTATTTTATACTCACTATCTATAGCATCTGGAATCATACCATAATAAATTAATACCTTGGCCAATTCCTTTGCTCCACATTTAACCTCAATAGCAATCGCCTCATTTCTACTTATCAACAGACACTTTTAGATAAGGATTTCCCTCCTCTATTTCATAGCATCCTTTTAAGTCATCTAATGTTATGAACCCAAGTTCTTCAAGTTTATCAAGATTCTTTTCATTAATTGTTTCAGTTACCTTGATTGTTTTCTTGAACTCTTTTGGATCCACACCTGCATTCTTCAATAAACTTATTAGCTTTTCAATATCCACTATCTCATAGTGTTTATCTAATATTCTTGCACAATCTTTCTTATTGAATTTCTTTTTGATTTTAGAAACATTATATATTATTTTTGTCCTCTTAATCATCTGACAAGCAAGCTTAACTCTACCTGCAACTGTTTTGTCATTTCCAACAGTTATCTTTTTGATTTTCATTTCTTCCAAATTTCTAACTATTATATCTGTTAGATTTTTCTTCTTCGATTCATACATAAACTTTTGATTTTTAAATTCAACATCCAACTTGTAATATGCAGATATTGCTTTCCCTAACTTTTGTTCATCATCTCTTCTCATTATAAGTTCCTCCCTTTAAAGCTTTAAATATTTGTCCGGGCCATCTTTTCCCTGTTTTAACCCAAGCAACATCATCAAAACTAATCACATAACGTTTCATCATTTTGTCTTCAATCAGGATGCTTCTATTTCTATGAGAAGTTCTTATCACCTTAGCAGATCTTAACTTTATGTCATCTCTAACTTTAATCTTAAAAGCTATTATTGCACCAATTTCTAATCTCTTTAAACTGGGACTTTCTTCCACTTTTATTGGTTCTTGAACAACTGGTCGTTTTGCTTCTTCTACTTTTACTGGAACTTTAATTTCTTTGACATCAACTTTGTCTTTGCTATTTGTTTCTTCTTTTTCCTTTTCACTTTGTTTAACTTTGATCTGTTCTACTAGATCTGCTTTCCTCATGTTCCAATAGTTTTTAACTTTTAAGTTCTTAGCTATTTCTCTAAGCTCCTTAACTGTTAACTCTTCCAAGTGTTCAAATACTATTGTTTTTTCCATATTAAAATTCCTCCATTAACCTTAATGCTAATATCAACTATTTGTTTTTTATTTAGCTGATAAATATATCATACACCCATAAGAAAAATTTGTACATATGTTTTTAAAAAAATAATTAAAAAAAATAAAGCTGCATTTCTGCAGCTCTACTCTATTTACTCATGTGAAGCATCTATCATGTGCTTTTCTAACTTATCCAGCATTTTTGTGACTGGCCCATTTGCACCAAGTTGATGTAATCCATTCAAACACGCTAATTGACTTTCTATTATAATCTTTTGTTCACTATCTATCTTCTTGATTTTCTGATCTTGTCTTTTGTTATTTTCAATAAATTTAAATATCCAAACAATTACTCCTCCAATTACAATTAAAGCACTTATTATTTGTGATAATTTAATTACATCAATATTCATACAAACCTCTTTCTAAAACATTACCCTAAAACTATTAATAAATATCTTGCATTCTTAGCTGAAGCAGATGCTCCTTCGGAAGGAAAATAAGAACCTGTTTTTGCAGTTAAATTCGTTCCATCCCATGAGAATGTTGTATTTGCACTTGAAGCATCATAATATCCTATCGATGTTCCTGAAGATGTACTTCCTGCATTCCAATTCTTTCCTACCCATGTGCCGGCATTTGCTCTAGGGAAATAAGTAGTATCACCATTTATTGATCCCATAAACACCCCATAGAGATTTGCTTGGGAATTGTCTCCCTCCGCAATAATTACATATGCGGCTTTTGGTGTAAATCCTGGTTGAACAACGAAAGTCCTTGAATAAGTACTTTGTAAATACACTTTACACAACTGAGCTGTTCCTTGAATACCAAAAATTTCTCTTCCTGCCAAGATACTATCTGGTCTCAACCAAGCGTTAACCGACTGTATTTGACTTACAGATACTTTTATTTCTCCATCTCCAGGACCACCTTTTTGGTATCCCTTTTCTGGATATACAGCAAGACTACCATCACCCCATTTAGCAACACCAGTTGCATTTCTAGATCCCGTCAACACTGGAATATTTCCTACGTATCTTGCCCCTTTCGCATATCCAATTCTATTTGCTAAAATATACTCCGAACTGATATTTCCATCACTAGTATAACTTCCTGTTATTCCGTCAAATGTTTCTCCGTATTTTATCTTGTCAGCTGTTAAACCTATTTTTGTCAAGACTATGTTAACTCTCTCTCTTATCCAACTAACAATACCTGTATATCTTCTTTGTGCTATATTCATGTATACATATGCTTTCGAAGTATCATCAAGTGAAAACTTTCCTGAAACAGTATTAATAGAATTTGACTGCCTATATTCTTCACTTGAATCTGATCCCTTTGAATGTTCCGGAAGACTTTCTAACGTACCAGTTAAAATTGAATCTCCTCCTTTTTCTGCCATAAATGTTTTACCTTTAACTACGAACTCTTCTGTTGCATCTCCCTCGGCATCACCTCCTGAACTACCCAATATAAAATTTCCATTGTCCTCATTGAATCTTACTGAGTAAATACTATCTTTTCTTATCTTCTTATAATTTCTTCCTGAAGCAAAAATGTCACCTTCACTTTGAAAATTAACTTCATCAAAAACTTCTTCACTTACTGATCTTATTGCTTGATTAAAGACAAAATCAACTTGATCACATGCTCCTAAAACTGCAGAGAAATCACTAGTCTTGCTAGACTTTATGCTTACATTTGTTCCAACAGAATTAATTACGCTACCTGCAACCCAATCTCTAGAATATGTTCCGTTCTTGACATACATTGAAGATCCTCTCATCTTTGAACTATAACATATTTCTTCAAAATCTCTTGTCAAATTCACAACATCAGTACCTTGACCGCTACTGTAATAATTTACACCATTTATTGAATCAATGAACATTTTTGATGTCCCACTTTGATAAACAAATTGCAAATATCCTTTCGGATATAACTTTAAAACCTTCTTTATATTCAATAATTCAACTACTTGATTCTTCAACTTATAGATCAAAGTTACATTGTTTGAACTCAACCATGTTCTAAGAGCAGCAACATCCCCTATGCTTTTGTCAACTCTAAGATACAGCTTTCCTCCATTTGTCACGATCGCTGGACCCGTACATTTATCATAAGGTATTTCAGACGGTGCAAATCTATCACACATTAATTCTGCAGACGGTGAATTGTATTCATATAAGTCTTCAATTAGTAACTCAAAATTATTCACGACTGAATTAAATGTGCCGACCAATTTCCATGCTTCTGAACTTGCACCTCTTAACACTATGACACCACATCTTCTAGTAATTGAACAATTGTTTGTGTCAAACTTTATGCTTGCATTTCCAGTTGAATCTTTATCAGCTTTGAAACTAACTTCAGCTCCATCTTTAAAACCTTTCAAAAGCATCTTTGCTGGGCTGACTTTGTAAGTATTTCCATCTCCACTTGACAATCCACAATAAGAAGGAGTGTCATCTATTAAACCGTTTGTTTTGTTCTCCAAACTTGTAATAGCTGCAATTATCTTTCCAACGTCTGATGCATCAAGTACATTTTCCAACTCGTTAACGTAAGCTTTGAATTGATCTATTAATTGATTGTATTCTACACCAGCTTTTGCAGTATATTCATCAATGAATCCTTGAAGTTGTAAACCGAATGAAGTAGCATCCAACTGTTCGACTGTACTACACACTAATCCACAAACATCTTTATTCATTCTCAAATCAGTTATCATCGTATTATCAATTTTAACTGTTCCTGCTTTTATATATACTTTTGCTAATGCTATTTCCCAAACATTCTCGTTTCTGGTTATTGCAGGCTGTGTTGGACTTACTGCTGATTTTCCTTTTACAACTGCTGCTTCAATTTTTCTTTCTGTAAAATCAAGCCTTATCACTATTAAGTCATATCTGTTTTGAACACCGTCAGCTACATCTAGATTCATAACAAGTTCGTCAGTATTCTCATACCAATATCCCTTAAGAAAAGCCTTACCTGTTTTTATTTTAACCTTCATAGCTGTAACAGTATCTTGAGTAACAACTAAGCAACTTCCCTGATTTGGAAAAACTCCATTGTCAATAAATGTTGAAAAATAGCTTGCAAATGCATTTGCCACATATTCTCTATCATATGCACCATCAACCAACTTTGCATCAAAAAATCCATAACTTTCCATTTTATCACTCTCCTTATTTTATGTTTATAAGTTTCTGATTGATAGTTGGATATTCATACCCAAAAACTAAATCAACCGAATAAACATTTCCTTTATACTGTTTTGTAATAGAAGTTATTCTTGCATTTATCTGCAATTTCAATCTTCTATCTTGCATTGTAATAATGTCACCCAAGAAATAATCTTCTCCAAAAATGTATTGGACAATTCCAAATGTTCTAACTGTTGCATCAAAATTCTCTGCTACACAATTTTCAGAAAGCTTCTCTGATCCTCTTTGTTTTAGTATATTAATATATTGTTCATCAGTGAGTGTTACTTCTGTTCCTGATGCATCCTGTGAAGTCTTCTGTAAATCTCTTGCATCTACATACATTTCATATCTGTCAAATCCTGATTTATCTTCTCCAAAAGTTGTCTTAACTCTTGCTTCATTTTCACCAGCACCTGAAATATATGAAAAGTTTTTAAACTCTGAACTATTTCTATAATAACTACTGTCAATAATATCTTCAAAATCTGAACTTAGAATTACACTATCAACAACTTGTTGCTCAACTGTTCGATCAGTTCCTTTCACAATTTGAAACGTAAATGCTGGATTTCTTGGATCAAATGTTATTTTGAATCCCAAGTTGTTACTTTCACAAATGTCTTTGATTGCTTTATATACTTCTCCGCCTGTTTTCTGAAAGCTTGTCTTTTCTCCGTAATTCACTTTTTGAACAGCAGTTAAATGTGGGATAACTCTGTTTTTATCAATAGGTGAAATACAGTTTTGATTTATGATGTCATAGATTACATCTGAAGGGTAAGCAGATGAATTAGTATAAGTATCATGAATTACTCTAGTAGTTAGCAACCATTCAAGCGTATATCCTTTAATTGAATATTGAAGTTGTCCATCATCATCAGATTCTGCTTGAACATATTTTATTATACATGCAGTTCCATCATTAATATACAAGAAATTTCCTTCTTTCAACAATGAAGCATTCTCAGTTGTAACAGGAGCCCATAGTTGAAAAGATCCATATCCATTATACACCTCAGGCCAAGTTAAACTTTTGTACACATTTATTATACCACAAATTTCAAGAGTGTACACATTATAAACTAAAATTTCTGTTAATGCTGCCATCTACATTACCTCCATAAAACTATCATTGTGGTATATTACAACTTCTAATTGATCTACTTTTTCTTCTGCTTCATATTTAAATAAGTTATCTCCAACTTCCAATTGCAACCAAGCACTATCAATATCTTTATATTTGAAATAATTATATTCAGCTTTTGAAACATATCCTTTCACTGACTTACTTCCAATGTTTGTATTTATAATTACTTCTTCACCTGCTGCTAACACTTTGTTTATCATAAATTCTTCTTGAGTAATAGCATTTATTAACTTTGGATTTTTTACACCATTTGCTTTTGCTCTAAATAAAATCTTCATACCAGTTTTAACTGTTCCTATGTTTTCAACATTAACTATTAAACTAGGTTGCCTCAATCCAAATATAAATTTTGTATCCTGAGGAATAACCAATGGAAATCTAAATTTTGGAACAATACTTGCTGCTAACTTTTCTGATTCTTTCTTTAATCTAAACAAAGGATTATAACTAGTTCCATCAATAGTAAACTTACAAAGAACTTCATTATTTTCTTTTTCTTTCACTGAGTATTTTATTGAATTGTCCGGAAGCATATCAAGAACATAGTCTCCGTATTCAATTTCAATTTGTTGTTTTGGATTTATCATTCTTGAAAGCAACTTTCTATATTCTCTAATTTGATCCTCTGATTCTCCAATAATCCATCCTGTAATTGTTATTGATCTTGACTGAAGAGCTTGCCCTACGACTTGCTCTCCAATTTGATCAATATATCTTACAGTGCTGTTTTTGGATTTGATTGTTCCCCAGTCAACTGTATCTAGCACAAAATCAGAATCAAGTTTATTTACTTTAATTGCCTCATTCGATACCAAGTTAACTAGTGTGATATCTTCTACCATTTAATCATCTCCTTTAAAAATCTTCTGACATTTCTCTCTTAGCTTTCTTCATTTCTTTTGCACATTCTATTTCATCAAGTTTTGCTTGTGAATAGAAATTATAAGTGTCTCCTTTTCCGTCATCAACATTCTTTTCATAACCAGTATCTGTTGTATTTACTTCATTGACTTTGTAATCTTTTGCAAATAGTATTTCTCCATTACTTAATGCTATTCCTCCAAACTGATCATTCATATTTGAAATTGAATAACTTACAACATTCACTACGTCTTTTACTCTGTTTGAAACTTGATCTAATACGTCTAAGAATCTTACCCACTTATCTGTAAACACATCCATCATTGAATCTGCTTTTATATCAGGATTTATTATTTCTCCAAATAAGCTTTCAACATCTCCCTTGACTTTATTACCTTCTTCATCCAATCCATTTCCAAAACCTTGTGCTGTGTATCTTCCTAGAATAGCTGCTTTTCTTGAAGGTGAATGAATATCCAATGCATCTTTCATACCATCTAAAATTCCACTTGCAAAATCTGAAACTTTATCATATAACCAACCTGCTGCTCCTGAAATACCACTCCATAATCCTTCGACAATATTTCTTCCCACACTTGTAACTTGACTTGGAATATCAGACAATCCGCTAATAATGTTTGAACAAAATTCACTAGCTGCTTCAGTTGCTTTGCTTGCCATGTCGGACACAAACGTTGCTGCATTACTGATTGCTTCACTAAACTTGCTTGCTATTTGTCCCGGCATACTCACTAATCCATTGACAACATTGTTCAAAAATGTAGCAGCTGTTTCTTGAGCTTTTGCTACCATCTCTGCTCCCCAAGTTATAGCATTATTATAAGAACTTGATAAAAATTCCAAAACCCTTCCTGGTAACTGTGTGAAAAATTCTACAATTTGATTCAAGAAATTTGTACCCGTCTCTTGAGCTTTACTAACCATGTTTTGTGTCCAACTAACAACATTGTTGTATGCTGAAGTTATAAACCCTAAAACCTTACCAGGTAACTGTGTAAAGAAACTTACTACAGCATTTAAAAAATTTGTCCCCATTTCTTTCGATTTGTTTACCATATTGGTAGCCCAAGACACAACAGCGTTATATGCACTTGTTATGAACTCTAATACTTTTCCTGGTAATTGAGTAAAAAATGTTACTACTGCATTTAAAAAATTAGTACCCATTTCTTGAGCTTTATTCACCATGTTTGTTACCCATGAAATTATTGTACCCAAAGTGTTTCCAATAAAATATCCTACTTGATATGGCAACTGATTAAACCATTGAATAATTGCATTTAAGAAATTAGAGCCAACAGTAGTTGCTTGCGTCCACATGTTAGTTCCCCAAGTTACAACTGAAACAATAATACTATCAAACCAAATAGAGAAATTAGTAGGTAAGTTCCCAAAAAATTGCCCACATGCTGTAAAGAAATTAGTCCCAATTGTTATAGCTGAATTATATAAATTTAATCCCCAGTTAACAACTCCGTCAATTATACTTTGAAGTGCTGCACCGATATCTATATCAATTCCTAATGAACTTAAAGCTGTTTGAATCGTTCCTTTAAATCCATCCCACCAACCTGTTATAAATTCTCCAATCGCTGTGAATGTATCTGATACTGCTGCTTTGAAGTCTTCCCACATTGCTGAGAACGCTTCCCCTGCTCCTTCAAAATCTCCTGTTAATAAATCTATTATCACAGTAATTCCATCAATGGCCATTGCAACTAAATCACCAATTACACTTATTACACTTCCTAAACTTTGAATTACTCCATTAACTATTCCGACAATATTACCAAACGCTAATGCTAACTGACCTCCAATAATTGCTATCACTGGCTGTAACTTTTCAACAATATTTCCAAAAGCATCTTTTAATCTGTCTAATGCTGGTTTTATTATTTCTATAGCACTAGATATTCCTGATTTTATTTTCTCCCATGCTGCATTAATTCCTTCTCTAACTGAATCATTTGTATTATACAAATATACCATACCGGCAGCCAATGCTGCTACGGCTGCAACCGCTATCCCTATTGGTCCAGTTATGGCCGCTATGATAGCAGGCATCCCTCCTAAAGCTGGAATCAAGAAATCTAACAATGTCTTTATTGCAACTATGTTTTTTGCTAAGCTCCCCAAAATCATTAACATTGGACCTATGGCAGCTACTATTGCTGCAATCACCATAATCACATTCATTGACGTATCCGACATATTTGTCATCTTGTTTGCTAACTCAGCAAACCAATCTGCAACTGATCTAATCATAGGTGATAATTTGTCTCCGATTACTATACCTAAAGTTTCAATTGAACCTCCCAATTGTTCCAATGAACCAGCAGTGTTGTCCATCATTGTTTCTGCCATTTCTGTTGCTGCACCATCACATCCGTAAATTGAATTTGTTAACTTTTCAAAATCTCCCTCACTAGCATTCATTATGCTCAACATACCTGCTAACGATTCTTTACCAAATAATGTAGCTGCATCTCCTGCTAGCTCCAATGCTTGTTTCGGATCTTGAGCAGTTACTGCTATTTCTGCAAGTAAATCATCATATGACTTTAAATTTCCCTCACTATCAGTAAGCGACACATCTGTTAATTTAAATTCGTTCCTCAACATTAACATTACATCCATTAAACTTTTTGCACTACCATCACTGTTCTCCATTGATAAACCATACTTTGCCATTACATCAGCCATTGCATCTGTAGGTGATACCATATTCAATAAAGCTGTCTTCAGAGAAGTACCTGCTTGTGAACCTTTGATACCTGCATTTGCCATTAATCCTAAAGCTATTGAAGTATCTTCAGCTGTATATCCCATTGATCCTGCCAATGGAGCAACATACTTAAAACTTTCTCCTAACAAATGAACATTTGTATTTGCATTACTTGAAGCTGCCGCTAAGACATCTGCAAAGTGTCCTGAATCAGAAGCAGACAATCCGAAAGCAGTAAGGGCATCTGTTACTATATCAGAAGTAGCTGCTAGATCTTCTCCAGAAGCTGCCGCTAAATTCATTATACCCTCAATTCCTCCCATCATGTCTTGTGTTTTCCAACCTGCCATTGCCATATAACTAAAAGCATCAGCTGCTTCTGAAGCTGAGTACTTAGTTTTTGCACCCATTTCCATGGCCTTCTCTCTTAAGAGTACCATATCATCTCCAGTAGCACCTGATATTGCTTTGACATTTGACATACCTGATTCAAAATCTGAACTTGCTTTTGCGGCGGCTGCTCCCATACCAACTATTGGCATTGTCAATCCTACAGTCATTGTTTTACCAGCATTTGACATTGTTTGCCCTACTGCGCTAACTGTTGATGACATTGTTTGAGTTCCCTGTTTGAAACCTTGAATTGCTGACATTGAATCTTGAAATCCTCTTGAGAATCCACTTGTATCCAATGTCAAATAACCCATTGCTGTTCCCAAATCTAAACCCATTAAAGCACCTCCTATTGTCCAAAGCTTTTATACATATCTTTAAAACTTCTATAATGTACTTTAAACTTTGGAGTTTCTCCCTGTTCTAACATCCCAAGTATATAAGCACAAGCTTCATCGAAACAATAAGCTGTGTATATATCAGACAAGCCAAGCAATTCGCTTGGCCTGCATCCATATTGTTTTGAGGTTGAAAGGAAACTTATTATTCTCTTACTTTTTACGAAAGTTATTTAGTGCTTTTACACCTGTCTGAGAATAACTAAACAAGAACATCTTTTGATCGTCTGTTAGTTCCATTCCTGCCTCTCTAACTTCTTTCAATGTAGGCTGAAGTAATGATGCTTCAATTATTGCTTCCATTACATCATACATATCATTAAGCATGTTTATGTTATCTTCATCCATGCCTTTTCCGCCTTCTTTAAAAAGTTGATTGGCTGTCAACAAAAGCTCATTAGGGATCTTGCCTGATTTAACTAATGCTAACATACTTGGTCTGATCACTCTTGCAATAAATGGTTGACCCGGTCCAAAAGGTGGAAGCTCTATTACTTCTCCTCTTGAATATCCCTTTAACTCATTTATTGAAGTTATACATAAATCTTTTTCTTTAATTATTTCTTTATTTTCTTCCATTTTACTTCTCCTCTCAATAACAATTATTCAACTAATGTTGGCATATCTTCTGCTGCTATATATTCAATCTTATATGGTGCTTCTCCCTTTTTAGGTGATGAATTTATAACATATTCAGGAGCTCTGAATGCACCATCTTCTGAACCAAAACTAATTGGATCTAAACCTTGACAATTTGGATATGAAATCTTTTCATAATTTACAATTAATCCAGCAGTATCATATTGAGCTGAATAACAATTCAATGTGAATGGTGTTGGTGTAAATTTAGTTCCCACTACTGGAGGTTGATAAGATTTTATTGCACTAGTGACTTCATCTGTCACAACTGTTCCTCCTTGTAACAACATAACTAAATCCAAATTGAACACATTATCTGTTAATGTTATCTTGTGTCCTGTTATTGTTTGCTGTTCTGGTTTTTGTGCTCTTAAGATTCCCTTTACAACTAACTTAACAGCATCTGTAGTTTCAACCTGAGGTTCTACAGCCACCTTATTTGAAGTATCAAATCCGAACTCAGTTTCACCATAAGTAATAGTTACAAGTGAAACGTCAATAGTAGGGACCTCTAAAGCTGATTTCTTAACAGTCTTTGCCATGTAAATTCCTCCTTACATCTTCTTATAATTTTTGTACATAATGCTTACCATATGGGCTTTAATTGAATCGTCATAAAAGCTTGGATCCTCTTGCCCATAAGGATAAATTAATGGCTTTAATTTTTTCATACATTCTTTTACTTCTTCAACATATTCATCAAGTGTACTATATTTTTCTGCCGGTACATATACCAAAACAGAATAGTAACTTATCATTGTTGAAAAGCTTGTATGCTCAGCAGCACCGTCTTTCTTTAAAACTAAATACTTTTCTGTGCATGTTCCGCTTTTAGTTCCAGGTGTGAACACATTAAAGCCATGTGATTTTAAATGAACATAAATGTCTTTATATCTGCTTTTTTCACTCATATCTTACTAAACCCCATTTTCTGTAAAAGTCCTGCAAACTGTTTCATTATATCTGCACTCTTAAGTCTTATTGTTGGTTCAATTATTGCATACCTTTTCTCATGAGCCATTTCGAGTGAAGCTCCATAATTTACACCATATGCAAGTGTGATTTTTATTCCATTTTGTATTTTGCTATTCTTAGCACTAAGTGTTCTTCTTGCTTGACCACTTCTATCTGTCCATGGTGCATTTTGTTTCATATAATCTTCAAGGTTTGTGGCAGCTGTTGAACCATACATCATCATTGCTGCCTCAGCCTTCTTCTGTGTTTCGAGAATACCATTAATTAGTTTACTTCCATCAAACACAAATTTTGATTCTGAAGCCATGTCTACACCTCCACATCTAAATCTTCAAGTGACACATCTGCATAGATATTTAACATGCTCACATTTATTATTCTATTTATTTTGAACTTATTATTATCAATTATGACAATGTCTTCTTTCTCTAAATTCTCAACATCATTCCATCTACATAAAATCATGGGAGATATTTTTGAAACATACTTTGTTGTTTCTCCAATTGTCTTTGCTATATATGAAGTGCTCTCATGATAAATTCCTAAGACAGTATCAACATGAATTTCTTTTCCGGTTGATTCTCCAAAAGTGTCTTTCTCTTCTCTATTGAACTCATAAGGTTTCCCTTTTCTAACCAATATGCTCTCAAATTTTAACCTTTCAAGATTCTCATTCACTTTGTAAAATCCCCGTATTCTTTGGAGTATACATTGAAGCTAGCTTTCTAAAATATCCAGAACTATCTGAAGTATTTAATCCACTTACATTCAATGTTGTGTCTTGAGCTTTGATTAATAAACATTGATATACAGTTCCCTTGACATCTCCCTCATTTTGATCCAAGTAAAACTGTATATCTTCATCTGTGAAACAAGGAAACTCTTTTTCTAATATTAACTTCTTTACTTTATCAATATCAGACATAAAAGTCACCTCATCTCCTTAATTATTCATTAAGAAACTTTTTAATTAATTCCTTAGCTTCATTTGGTCCTTTTGTTCCAGCAAGATCTATGTCTTTAATTGTTGCATATCTCTTAACTTCACCTTTGTTCCATTCAGCTATAGGTTTTGATTCAAGATCACTGCAGAATATTTCTTCTTCAGTAGGTCCTTCTTCAACAACTTCTTCTTCAACAGATTCTTCAAGAACTTCAATAAATCCTTGAGCTTTATATATGTTTTCAAAAGCTCCTCTGCTGACTAAAATTTCATTAACTCCATTACTTATATTTATCATTTTTACTTTACCTCCTTTTCAATCCTAAGATGGATTTGTGTCCATGATATAGATTGAATCAGCTTCTTCAAAACTTGGAAGACAAATCATTGATACTATTGTTTCTACATTTACTGGATCATATGATTCTGCAGTTGTTATTGCAACACCTAAATCGGTGATAGTTACATTTGCAACTTTTGATGTCATTAAGTCTGATTCTGCAGGAGTTGTACCAAACCAAGTGTTTCCTAAATTTCCATCCGGGAATAAAACTACTGTGTTATCTGGAACATACTTTGTTGTTGTTCCTTTTTCATCAACATATCTCTTGTCATTAACTGCTATCATTATTTCTAATTCATCTAGCACATATTGCTTTAATTGCTTATCACTAAGAGCACCAACCCCATTTGTAAGAACAAATATCTTCTTAGCTATCTTTTCATTGTTTCTTAAGTTTCTAAAAGTTACTCCATTCATAACTGCTCTTGTAACTGTTTTACCAGTTTCATCTGCAATTTTTTCTTTAGCAACTCTCATGTCTTCTATAGGATCTGAATTAACTTTGTCTGACCACTTAGAAGCCGCATTTCCTTTGTGTGTTACATTGTAATCATAGTAATAACTTTGTCCATTAGATGTCATTGCTACTACTCCAGAAGTAAGTGCCATCATTCTCATACGTTCTCTTGAACAAGCTGCACTTCTAATTAATTGAACTTCATCATCAAATACTCTGTTCATAACTGAATCGATATATGCTTGATTACCAGTTTCAAGAACAATGTTTAACTCTTGTCTTAACTCTTCATCAATGTAAGTGCTTTCTTTAAAATATGGCATTTCCATACTTAATTTTTCAAATCCTATTCTTTGTCTTGGAATTGCTTTAACATCAAAAGCTGATGTCTTTAAAACTACTGGAAGTCCTTTTGAGCCCTTAATATATTTAAGATCTAAACCTCTCTTTTTGTTGTTTGGGAATAGCTCTTCTCCCATGTATGGAGCTTCATCTTGGCTTAATGTTTCCCAGTATGCTACTAGTTCTTGGCTTCTTACTAAATCAAATATTGTCATCTTATATCCTCCTCAAATTACACATCTTATTCAGCAATGAAAGTTACTTTTGCTTTTAATGCTTCTTTAACTTCTGCTGTTATTAGAGCCTTTACGTCTGATTCTAATCTATTTGTATTTACATACCCAGCTAATAAAGCTGTACCGTTTGCATTTCCTGCAGTTACATCAACATCATGTAATAGTACACAATTTGCATTTGACACATTTGCTTTAACATCCACTGGATCACCAGATGATGGAGCAGTTGCTCCTATTTTTGTAGCAGCTGTTGCTGCTGAAGTAAATGCAGTGGTTCTAGCATCAAGATTTCCTGTTAATGGAGTACCTGCTTTTACTATCTTTCTTGAACCAACAGTTACACCTGCTGATTGATTTACAACTATACCTACAGATACTTGAGGTTGTGTAAATAGTAAAATTTGTCTTGGTGCTGCTCCTGTTGTTTTTACAACGTTTGGATTATTAAACATATATCTTACCTCCTACATATCAAAGAATGAAGTTTTCTTCTTTGAACCAATTCTTTGTGCTGCTAATCTAGCTCCCATAGATTTAGATCCTTCTTCGTCTTTCTTTCCAGAGTTTTTAATTGTACTGCCTGTACCTTTTTTACCCTTGGAATCTTTTGAATCTTCTTCTTCAGTTGCAAACATTGAAGCATACTTTGTTTTAAGTTCTCCAATTATTGTCTTAAAGTCACCATCACTTGAACTCTTCTTAATAAGTGCTAGAGCTACTAAGTCATCTACATTTTCAGCTTTTGCTCCAAGCTTCATTGCTTCAACCTTAGCTTCTGCCTCTTCTGCCTTTCTTGTTGCTTCTGCTAGTTTTTGATTTGTGGCTTTAATTGCTTCTGCTGATTTCTCTTCATCAGACTTTTGACTATCTAAATATGCCTTGAAAGCTTTCATAGATTTTTCGGCTTCGTCTTCACTAGCAAAGCCGAGACTTTCATACAGTGATTTTCTATTTGTAACATTTGCTTTTTTAACCATAGCATCTACTTGTGCTTGAGTATATGATTTCTCTTTCTTACTGGAATCATCATCATTGTCGTCTCCGTCTTTTCCACCTTTGTTTCCGCCAGTTTCATCATTGCCGGCTTTTCCTTCTGATCCAGCTGATCCTGATGCACCATTTGTTCCGTCACCTTTATCTGCTTCTAACATTAAATTTCTTATAAACTTGAATTTCATTTTTATTCCTCCTCAAATAACTTTTGAAAGTCTTTATCATATTTTTTATTTAAAACATTATACATATTAGTCAACTGTTTCTTTGTTCTTTCCATGCTTCTTATTCTTGCTTTTCTTTCACTGTCTCTGCAGTTCTTCAATTTTTTTATTTGCTTTCTATATTTTGATCTAATTTCTAAAGTATCTTCAGTATCAATTGTAATTCTATACTTATGCCCACATATTGGACATTCAAAATAAGTCACCCATAAAACAGGGATATCAGATGAAGCTGGTAATTCAATTTTTTGATCTTCCAAGATATCAACTGCTTCACATGGGATTGTTGATTCACACTCTTGACATACAATATATTTTTCTTTTGCTCTTATCAAATTATAATCATTGATGTTCACAACGTGGTCCCTTTTCTTTTCCACTATATCACATCCCTAAACTTTATCTCTTTGATTTCATTCTTATCATAATAATGTTTTCCATTGTATAAGATATTTAATTGCTCCCTCATCTCTGTAAGGTCTGAATTATATCTATTAAATTTTGAACCATTATTCTTTTTATTGTTCATCTTTTTCTTGAAACCTTTTCTTATTTCTTTTCTGCAATTATTCAAAAGCACCAATGTATTTCCATCATCTATTTGAACAACATGAATTTCTCCACACTCCGGACATACAAACAATGTTAACTTTAAATTTGCTTTATCCTCAACCACAACAACATCTTTTTCGTTGATGTCATTTGCATTTATTTGAACAACTTCTCCACATCCATCACAAACAACATTTGCTTTCATAATCTATCACCTCAAATTTTATCTTCTTTTCTAATATCAAATCTTTTAGGATAAACATCTTGAACTTTTCTTCCAGACTTTAAACAATATTCTAATGTGTTTTGCATTTCATTGGGATCTTGTTCCATTTCAAATACTGGATAAGGCTCTTTAAATTTACGCTTATAACTGTCGAGCAGTTTCATTATTTCTAAATCCAAAATTACACCTCCTCAAACATTACTTCTTTTTCTTCAACTCACCTTTTAACAATTCATCAAAAGCTTCAGTTGAGTTTGGAAAATAATCTTTAATAAAATTCATCTCTTTTTCACTTACTTGACCTGAGCTTATATGAGCAAACAATTCAGAACAAGCTTCTTTCTTTGGAGCACTTCTTGTCCAATACTCATCAGAATGACTCCAACTCAATCTTACATCAAGTTCTTCATCAAATACAAAGTCAGAATTTCTCCTATCAATAAACTTAAATGAACCCAGCACATCTTGCACCCCTGCTGAATTATGGTCTTTATACAAGTTCCTCATTTTATCCAAGAACTTTTCATCATAACTAAATCCGCCGACTTTATCAGATATTCTATCCATGTCTTTTGAAAAAGCATCCAAGAACTTTTTGCTACTACTTAGACTTCTATTCGTACCTTTTATTTGAGCATCTATACAGTGACCCATTTCATGAAACAGTGTTCTCATTCTATTATCTTGATTATATTTTTCTGATCTCTTTGCACAATCCATCAAACTAATGTTTATTGAATTAGTGTTCCTTGTATAATAAGATCCTCTGTCCTTGTTGAACTCAGAAATTCTCTCAAGATTGTTTGCACATTTTACCCATGCATCTTGATATGTCTCTGAAGCTCCACCAAGTCTCTTCATAAAGTAATCTTTCATACTAGGTGTTAATTCTGCTTTACTCATAAATTGTCCCAAGTTTTTATCAAACCATTCTTTAGATCCTCTTTGAGGTTCTTTTGGCTTTTCAACTTTCTCTTGCTTCTTCACTGATCCAGGTTTAAAATCATAACCCATTGACTTTGCAAAATCATCCAAACCTTTATCATATCCAGGCTCATTATTATACCAATCAGCTATTCTATCAGCCATGTTTTTATTAGTATAGATAGAAACACCAGTTATGAAACAAAACCCATTAGGATGATCAAGAGGCAATGCTCCTTTTGGAAAATTCCCTGCTCCTAAACCATATTGATCACTTTGTTCTCTATCAATACATATTGGACAAGTTCTATCATTATGACCGCAATTCCAATGGTAACATGATATAAAAGGATTGTGAAAAGTTGTCTTCACATATGCTTGTTGGAATGCATGATTACTAAGTGTCTTAGCAAGTCTTTGAGCATTATACTCAATCTTCTTTCTATTAACCTTTGGGTAATCTTTATTCCATTTACCATCTATAACTGCACTTGGATCTACAAATTTCACAAGATCTTTTGTGATCTCATTGATGCTTAAGTTTCTTCCAATACCAGAAGCAACTATATTATAAATGTCATCCATGTCCTTTTCACTGTTTCCCCAAATTCTCTTCGATAATGACCAACCAGTGTCATAAACTTTTCCAGTAACAATGTTATTTACAACATCTTTTGGAACATAGCTAAAAGCACCTTCAACGTTCATACCCAATTTGTCCAGCCATTTAACATTATCTCTGACAACTGCATCTGCAATATCATACATATTTGTTTTGATATCAGATATCATCTCTATTGTCATGTTCTTTGATTCTTGCCTCAATTGGGTAGTTAAGTTTCTAAAATACTTCTTTTTAAACTTTGTTGATTCATCATCACCATTTACTTTTGCACCTTGTTCTTCAACAATCTTAGCCATTTTCATATAAGCTTGCCTTATCTTTAATAGCTCTGCTCTTGTTCTTTCTTCTCTGACTTTCATTGCTGTCATTAACTTTAACTCAGTAGGCATTTATTACCTCCTTGTTTTATCAACTATCTTAAATTATAATCTCATCTGAGAGTTATCTTTTTATAATTTAATTTAGCTGATAAATTTATTATACACTAACTAATTTTGTTTGTACACATTTATTTTTAATTTATTTTTGATTTGTTTAATTCATAAAAATACTGGTTGTAAGCATCATATCTTTCTTGAATTGTGGATAGCTTCAGATCATTTTCCTCACAGTACTCGATAAATCTATCGTAGAACTTACAACTCTTAAATTCTGGACAGCCTGAGCGATATATACAATTAGGCACTAACACATTAGATAATTCAGGCTCATCGCCTTTTAATGTTATCTTAAAGTCTTCTGCTAATTTTCTTGCTTGAGGGTGAGCTGTAAAACAAAGCCTCTTCCTCCATACATCTATCAAGTTTTGAGCATTTGCGTATCCATCAAAATTAACTCTAGCGCCTTGTCCCTTTTCATCTCTATCAATATTATCTTTCAATCTGTCATCCCTTTGAGTACTTATAAATTTCTCAAACTTATGCCTGCTCCATTCTGTGCTCACCCAATATTTTATTCCCTTCCATGCCCAATCTACTTCTAGCAATCTTATGGGTGAATGTTCACTTATTAAAAGTTTCTTTTTAAACTCTGGTGTAGCATCATTCTCAGTAAAATCTTTATTGTCGGTTGTCCTACAATGATTCTTTAATCTTCTCCATCCATTCGTTATGAAATTGATTCTTGTCAGCATTTTCTCCAGCCTCCTCTTCTTCTATTAACTTATTCAAATACCATCTTGCTTTCTTTAAATCTTCAACTCCGTTTTTCAATTTGAACCTCCATATATATTTTAAAATTGTTCCTACTAAATATGCTTCAAACTTTTCACACTGTTGAGTTGCTTCTTTTATCACATCAATACATTCAAACTTCCCACTGGTATAATGAGCCGGATGATTTACCATATCATTATTCTTCATTTCCAAATACCTCCACTCCTGGATCATCTACATTGTCAATATCTTCACCTGCTGTTGATCCTGTCATACTATCTTCTAACATTGTTTTCTCTAATTGAATTTGAATCAATTCATCATCAGCTTCTTGATCAGTTAAGTTTCTCCACTTTTTCATATAAGATTTCTTACTCATTGTTTGTTGAGCCACTTCAGATAAATCAGATTCCTTCTCTTCAGCTTCATCTTCAGGTAACGGATAATTAGCCTCTACATGTATTTCATATGCCACAGGAACTATCACATCATTTGAATATTTAGTTATGCAATTAGGATATATTTGAGCACCCTTTATTATCATGTTTACTAAACTTCTTATTTTAGGTCCCCATGTTTTCATCTTTTCTTTTGATCTTACTATCAATGGCCAATATATTCCCTTTAAAGCTTTTCCACTTGTTATTACACCTTGTAATGATTCCAAGCTTATATCTGGCATATCGATGCTGTCATACATAGTTCTCTTTATTCTTTGTAGTGAAGCATCCAACACACTGCTATAATTCATATTCGCTTCAAGTGTTCCTACTTGTGGGCTAGGTCTATCTAAGTTTTGATCTGTCTGTAAATCCCAAAAACTTCCAGGTGCTCTACTTAATCCCTTTGTACTATTCGGACTCATATCAACTGCATAAGTTGCTGGATTCATATTCTTCCTCAAACAATCTATATCTGAACAATTCAATTTATTATACCAGCTTTCAAAATCTGATAATTCTTTAATTTCTGATTGCCCTTGGTTTTCTCCCAACAATCCATCATTCTTTATCACTACTGCTGGTATGAAATCTAGCAAAGTTTCTTGATAAGGAGTAACTTCTTCAATTACAACTCCTGCTCCATCAAACAAAGTCTCTTCTACAAAACATACATCTTTTCCGTTAACTTCTTCAAGTACAAACTTCTTTTTAAATATTCTTTTGTCTGATAACTGAGTTTTATTATTTACACTATTAAAGCAAACTACTTTAGTTATCTTATTAGGATTATTTATGCTTGTCTCATATGTGAAACTCAAACTGTTCATAAAGGAAATTGTAACTCCCTCTTTTTCATTGAAGTTCAACATACCAAGAACTCTTTTTCCTACAAAGCAATCTTTAGCTGCTATCAACAATGACAACTCAAATTCATTGGCATCAAGAATTGTGTCAACTATATCTTGCATTATTGTTAATGAATCTTTTGTTTCTTGAGTAACCTTACCTAGATCACCTTTTGCTTCAATCTTTATATCTGGTCTTTCTGCAAATAAAAACCTTGCCTCTTTGTTAATTAAGTTTGCAGCCTGCTTGTACCTTAATGTTGCTGGATTATAATCACCTTGAGTTCCTTCTGGTCTAAATGCACTTCCTTTTTTATATTCAACATAGTATTTTGATATCTCTGTTAGTTCTTGTAAAAAGTCTCTTCCTCCTCCAACTTCTTGAGATATTAGTGAATACGGAATATTTTTGCTTACTGCAATCACATCATTGTAATCAATGCTGTCTATGCTGTGATTAAACATTTGTGTTTCTTCATTCATAATAAGCCTCCTTAATTATTTACTTATTTCCAGTATAATCTGCATTATTAAACAAGTTTGCTTCAGATACTCTTCTTCTTTCAAGTACTGGACCTAAGCTTCCGGCATTCTTCCACATACAAAAATAAGACATTATCTTCTCTTTATCTCTTCCCCCTTGACAAATATACTTATACAATGAACTACCAAGCAAACCAGCTGTTCCACAATTATAAGCAAAACTTATTAATGAATCCAGTTGATTCTCTGATAGTGAAACTCCTCTTTCTTTTAGATCATTTACTATTACTGGTGTATATTTTCTTTCCAGCCAATCAACTAACAAATCATGAGCAGTTTCTTTTGAAATATAATTTGGCAAACTTGCTATCTCTTTTCCGGTCATACCGTAACCTTGAGTACATACTCCAGTTCCATCGTCATATTTCTTACCGATAAAACCTTCCCATCCCTCAATAAACATTATACCATTATCTGAACATTTGTACACATTTTTTATCATCTTCCCATTTGATCCAAAACTATACTTTGTTCCATTTATTTCTCTTTCACAATTACAAATCATTTGTCCTGAATATACTGCATTGTCTGGTTCACTTACAGGAAGTAAATAATACCAATCTTCTCCATCTTTTAGCCATCCAGTAACCATTTGACCTTTGTAATATTGTTCTCCATTTATTACTGATTTCTCTGTTGCAAAATAGTACCATCTTCTGTCATAGTCTTTGAACCATCCTTTCGCTATATCATCAGAAAACAAATAGAACCATCTACCGTCACTGTCTTTAAACCAACCTGTTAATTGTTTCATATCTTCTCCAAAATACTTCCAACAATTATTCTCTTCTTTCCACATAACAATCCTCCTTCAACAAAAGCACCTAGAAATTAATCTAAGTGCTAAATACTTATATATCATACTAATTATTAAATAAATACAACAAAGCGTTCACTTCATTGTCTGTATGTTGATTAAAACCTGTGACATCTGGATGAACTAAATCTTGCAATATTTCTTTTTTACCAATCTTCTTTGAGCCATTAGATTTACAAGCCATAATCATCACTTCCTTTCAGATGTAAATATACAAACTAAGATTGTTTATTCAAGTCATTATATATAGTTTGCATAAACTTATCACCTTTGCCAGTTGCATCATATACCGCTTTTGATTCTTCTTCTGTCACTGTGTTTATTTGAACATCTTCTTCAATTGCTTCCGGTTTTACTTGGTCAATTGGTATTGATTGAATAGAAGGAGCACATGATTTATATTTATTATACTCTGCTGCTATACTTTGTCTAACTGAATCTATTTCACCTTGATCTATAAACTTGAATTGTTTCTTAATCAATGTATCGAAATAATCAGCCTTTGAATTAAACTGTTCTACTATCTTATCACCTATTCTATAATTCTCTTCTACTTGATCCCAACATTGCTTACCTACTTTTAATAAATAATCTAAGTTCTTCTCTTTAGCTTTAGTCTCTATATATTTATATCCTTGTTTACCAATCAATACACCGTACTTGACGACTGCACATCCTACCACAGTAGCTACACCTGTCATTAATGTACTTAAGAAAGCATTTAACATATCTTGCCATTCCATATTCTATTCCTCCTCATTATCTTCACATAAAGCTGTTCTGCTTATTATTGGATTGCCACAATTTCTACAAATGTATTTAGTCTTAATCTCTACACTGTGTCCTGTTTCTATTATTTCACTACACATAAAATCAAACAACTTACAGTTTGTACATACACCTTCACTTCCACAACAATCACATATCACACTGATCACCCTTTCAGCATTCACACATCTACTCCTTATCCAACTCTTTCTTGTAATCAAAGTTTCTTACATCATGATTATTCTTTCTTTCTTCTAATTCCATCTTCCATCTCTTGTCTACCACTTCTTTAAAGTCATCATCACAAAGACAAACTCCAAATCTACCCATGAAATATTCACATTCAATCTCATTATGATCTTTGCAACATTTGCATCCTTTGATTGCACAATAATCTTCATCAATTAATTCTTTATCTTGTAATATTCTATCTGACTTATCATTACTTACTTTACTTCCTAAGAGCATAGTTCATCACCTCCTTTCACGTTATATTGCAATACCATCATTTTCATGAACTCTACCAGATTTAGAATTGAACTTTCTTTCTTTAAGGTTTGATACATTGCACTTCTCCAATCCATACCACATTGCACTAAAAGTATGTGGGTCAATATTGAACTCATCATAGATAATATCACCATTATCTTTCTTCTTATAAGTTAGATCTTTTAATTCTCTAATTGTATTTGTACATTTAGGACTACATATGATCTTCTTAAATCTCTTCATCTTTCTAGTATTACTCAATCTGCTACCTGCAAACTTATTCCTACATGCTCTTATGAAATATCCGCAATCTCTGTAATAACTTATTGCTTTAGGATCTTCATTGTCTGCTATTATCATGTTTGGATTATCACCTAATGCTCTTTGTGTGTTAAGCTTTTCTTTAAGTTTTAACATCTTCTTATCTAATGCAAAATCAGCATCATTAATATGGTTCTTATATATCTCATCATATATATATAATATACTATTCTTATAATCTACTGCCATAGATACTACTGCATTATAAGATGTTTCAAACCCAAAGTCAAATCCATAATAATGTGAAGATATAGGAATTGCTCTTACTGCATTAACAAATTTAACTGGATCTCTTGCTCTTTCAAATTGAGGTAATACTTTTGTACCATTAATACCAAACCTGCCAAGTCTAGCAATTCTATACAAGTCCTTATCATATTCTTCCATCTCATCAAGATCTTTAACATAGCTTGCTGGCAACCAAGGATTATCATCTGGAGTACTATGCATATAATAAGTACCATTATGAACTAATGTCTTCTTTGAATAGAACTCTTCAGCATCTACTATTACTTCTTCAGATCCATCATCATTAAGTCTTGCAAAGAAATGTCTATATACCCAATTCTCTTTTCCTACTGGATTACAACTAAGAATGAAATGCAGACTTACATCTGGTGTTCTTATTCTTCCTAATAGTTCTTTATATGCAGCATATTTTATTTCACTACATTCTTCTAGCCAAACTATACTTACACCGTTTATTGATTTAATTTTCTCTGGTTTATCCATACCTTTAAATATTATCTTACTACCATTTGGGAATACAATACTCATTGGACTTTTCTTTGCTACTGCTTTAGTTCTTCTTTCTTCTCTATCATATTCATCAGCTGCTAGCATATCCATATTACTTAGTATCTCTTTTAACAGATCATAACAACTATCACCTATTGTTTCAAATACATTTCTTACTACTAATGCTTTCCTCTTCTCTTCCATAAGCTTTAATATAATCTTTTCACCTACATTATAACTCTTACCACTTCCATATCCACCAACTAACAAATATCTCTTGTAGTCCCAATCAAACATGAAATTATAAAACCTATCTGATATCTCTAGATTAACTTCCATAGTCTTGTCCTCCTTCCTTGTTTAATCCCAAGTATCTTCATTATCGTCTATTGCATCCCATTCTTCTTGCGTAGGTTCTTCTCTCTTTATGACCCTTGCTTTTTTCTCTATCTTCTTTTCTTTCTTTTGTTCTTTTACTTCTGGCTTTATTGTTTCTACTTCCCATTCTTCTTCATTGTTTAAATCTACTTCTTTATTTGATCCTTTTTCACTATGTTTTATTATATTAACTGTTATATTAGAATCTTTACTATTATTATCTATTACATTATCTCTATTTCTTTTCCAATCTTTTGGCTTTCTATTATTCAACCATATTGCAATAGCAGTTGTATTTGGCTGTACTTCTTTTTCTGTTATTTCAACTTTTTCTATTTCACCTGTTTTTATATTCTTTATAAATTTTCTTTCTTTATACTTATAACCTAAAGCACTTTTTAACAATGCATTCTCTACTTTATAATCAACTACTTCTTTTCCTCTTGACAATGCTTCAGCTATTTCTGGATATTGCTTTTTCCATTTTGTAAGCGTTCCTGGATTTACCATTATCCTTTCAGCTATCATAGAATCTGTATATCCATCTCTGCACCAACATGATAAAAGCATAAGATTGTCTTCTAATAACCAGTAATCAACTTTGCTATCATTCTTCATTCCCATTGCTCATATTTCCTTTCAACATAAATTCAAATAGCAGAAAAAGCCCCAGCAAATAATATCACTGGAGTTTTCCCTTAATTCCTTGTTTCAGAATGCTTATTAATCATAATACTTGGTTAGAAAAGGGTGTTAGAATTATCTCACCCATATTTACTTTTTTAACTTTTAACTTTTATAAATATACTGTATTTTGCTTTTCACCAAACTTTGATCTATAATAGATATCACATAATTTAGTTTCATTCTTGCTTTTCAATTCATATTCTGTCATTAGTTGTTTTACTGTTTCAATTTTGGTAATGTCTATAACATTGTTATTGGCTATTTTAAGAGCCTCTTTATTTTCCACGATAAATCCCTCATTTCTATTATTTAAAACTGATATGAACCAACTGACATAAGCAAAAGTAATGCCCAAAGGCATGATCCTCTGATCGCTATTTGTAACAACACATAAAAATAAGAATTGAACTAAAAATAATTAAATAGAAATAAATACTTCGACATACACAACATATACGTATTAAATTATACAATATATATGTCTCTATACAAATTAAGTTCTCTTGGAACTTACAAGCTATTTAAAATAATGCTCACATATGAAATATAAATCGTAATAGTGGTAGCTATTATTTGGTAATCACAAAATGAAAGGAGGTCAATTTATGAACGTATGAATCATACACGTAAGGTGTATCAATGTGAGCATTTATTCGCAATAGATAAGAGTTGAACTTATAACCAGATGACCTGTATTGCTTTCCATTAAGCCTATTGCACATTGTTATATATTTCTTCTAAATAGTAATAAGTTTGAGGACATTCTTCAAATACTTCATCAGCTTTATCTTTGCTTTTACCACAATCATATTTACTGTCAATATAATAAGCAAACATTTCTGCAAAGTATTCTCTTTCACTGTTCTTTGTATAGTTGTCAATTGGAGCATCTTCTGCTTCAGAATCAAAGCAATCATAGAACTCATCAGTTTGACTATATCTGCCAAAGTCATCGTCTGGAGTGTCAATCATGTGACCTACTTCATGTCTGAATACATGTTCCTTATCAGCTGTATCTAACACTAATATGATATCTCTATCATAGTCAATTACACCCTTTATGCTATCTGGCTTTTCTTCAAATCCAGCTATCTTTGTAATATCATTTACAACTAGAACATTGTACTCTTTAAGTTCTTCAATTATGCTGCTTTTAAATATTTGTTTGTTTACTTGGATTGATTGGTTGAAAGCATAGTTAGCAATTTCTGCATTTGCTTTAACTTCTCCAAAACTAGTAACACATCCAATAACTGTTAATCCTAACACTAAATTTTTTAAAATATTCTTTTTCATTTTTAATTTCTCCTTTTAACTTTTAAATTTAATTAGACATCTGTCTGCTATTATTTCCACTCTCATAAATTTTATTCATGTAACACATAAGATATTTTATACACGCATGCATTCAACCTTATGTGCTTTAATAAATAACTCTATGGGGGGGGATGGAGTTTTATCCACATTCTTATTGTATAACTATTTCTCCAAAATGTACACATCTTTTTAAAATATTTTTCAACTATTTTTATTATACACAGAATGCGGTATGTATCAAGCACATCCCAGGATAGTAGATGCGCTCTCTGATTAGTATATCATTATAACTTAATAAATAATGCGCTACGGGTAAAACACATATCTCAGAGCCACTGAGACAATTTAAAATAAAATTAAAATTCTAGTGTAGTAAGCAACAACACTTTTTTTATTTACTCATCTGAGTGCTAAAGTGGTATGCCGGAAATCCAGCATCACTTTTCTTTTCTTCAATTTACTTTTCAATATCATCATGAATGCAACGAATTAATTCTCCCTTTTTGTATTTCAATTCAATTAGCCTTTTGTCTTCCCTTTCACAAAGGAATATGACGAACACACCTTTTGTTATTATTTGTATGATTCTGAAAAGCTCCCCAAAAATATCTATGAAATAATTCAATTTTAGATCTTCAACTTTCACAATAGTTTTGTTTTCTTTTCTGCAATCATTATCACTAATAAAAGTTTCTTGTGCTGCTATTAAATCACCAAGTATGCTATTGTATTCTTGCAGCTTAATCATGTTATTGTCTTTAATACTGCTATGAACACCATGAGCATCTTTTAATGACTTACAACTTCTAACTGAATATAAGGATTTATATTTTCTTTCTTTCATTTTAATACTAGAAAGTAAATCTATCTTTCTTAGTTTCATTATAAACATCTCCTATATAATACAATAGCAAACAAGTTAAATACATTTATATTATACAATGTGGAAATATAATACAGTAAGTAATTAGCTTATATACATTATAAATAGCTTATATAGCTTTATATATATTATATATTATTTAATATTTATAAGATAAATATATCTTACCATGTTTGCTTTTATTTGTAAACAGTTTTTATAAAAATAATTTAAATATTTTCTGCATTAGTGCTAAACATGTTTGATGAGGTGTTAGAATAAGTTTTCAACATTGTCATCAGTTTTGCGTATGAAGTCTAATTGATTAAGAACTTTGAATTTGCCATCTTGAAACATTACAGTCATATAAATATCTTCATTATGTGGAATTACTTGTGCAACACTGAATGGGTAATTGTCTATGAACATTCCAGGTCTTATTAATGTGCACCTTATTAAATTGTGCTTTTTAAATATGCCCTCTACTTTAGAGAATTTGTGTTTGAATAATTTATTAAATATCATTTGAAGAACCCTCCTTATAAAAGATCTAAATCATATAGTTGACGTATTGTAATGTGGCCATCAGGAAGAATGATTTCATAAGCATTATATACTGGTCTGTGTATTCTTACCCTTTGTCTAGAGATCCTGTCATAAGCATAAAGTAATTGGAAATTATTTGCTTGTACCATTTTGTTCGTCCTCCTTATTTAAAGAATATCTAACTGACAATAAACTTTGTGTTAACATGTGGTAAGCAACTTCTGGGGAAAGTATATCATGATCAACTGCTATACCTATAATGTTTCTTAATATGAACATGCACTCATTATAACTGATCTTATGAGCTAGTGCTTTGTTTATTGTGGATTGTACATAGTGATTTAAAGAACTGATTGTTAATGTTTTATTTGCCATTGAAGTGCCTCCTTAATAAATCATAAATGAATTGTGTACCTGAATATAGTGTTAATAAAAGTAGGTAACTAATAAGAACTACCTGTATGAATAATATAATATCTGATAACATCTCTTTATCCTCCTGTATATTTTATCGTTCAAACAAACTGTAGCTGATATGAGCTATCTGGTGTTTGTCCTTGTATATTATATTATATTGTGTTAGCTGCCAAATGTATACATGTTTTATGAAATAAATTAAGAAATATTTTATGAAGTTATGCAGATATCTATTAAGAGCAGAGATCAGTTCTAAGATGCTTGTTTGATATACGATAGATTTATCATTGGATTATTTAATAACTGATATGGGATAGCTGACAAACATGATTGCATAATAAAAGCAGCCTTTCACAGCTGCTAATTAATACTTATGTTATCCTATCTTATGGATCTGATATAGTGTAACTTCATTCATTAATATATATGGCATACAAGAATAACTTACACTCTCATGCTTATTATATTTTATTTCAAAATATACTTTATAGTCATACTCATACTGTTCGATACCTGACACCTTGATCTTATCATCAGACACTTCAAATTCATTCTTTATTTCTTCAACTATTAACTTTATATCTTTCTCAATTTTTACTTCATTACAATCCATGATTATAACTTCTGAACACTCATTAAACATTTCTTCTATCTCTTCGCCATTTGCTACATTCTCTAAAGTAACTTCAACTAAATCATTCATCTGAGCATATCCTAAAACCTTAAACATTCTTCCTTTAATTTTCATCATATCATCTACTTCTACTTCCTTAACATTCTTTATCATTTTAAATTCCTTCTTTCTTCAATTTGATATTCCTTACATTTCTTATTATATATGTTTTCTCCAATTTTGTACACAGTTTTCTTCAATTATTTTTATGCAAAACGAAAGGAGCATTTCTGCTCCTGGCTATTAATTATTTTCAAATGGATCTTTAAGAACATCCAGATAATCATGCAACATATCTTTCCCACTAGTATAAATGTTTCCTTTGAATCCTGCTCTTCTTCTCAAAGCAAGTATGAACTTACCAGTGAATGACACATGCAATTCATTCTCCCTATTTAACACCTCCAATCTTAATTCATCCAATGTCATGTCACATTCTTTTTCAAATAAACTTTTCGCTTTCATATTCAATTCCTTCTTTCTTTATTATTTAGTTCTAAATACTCTAAACATTGTTTCAGGATCCACATAAATATCTTTGAAGTCTTCATGAACCTCAATCTTTGTAATGTCATCAAAAATTATTCTATTATCTGCAAAGCTGGTCTTTGCATTTTGTACCTGTAAGTTTCCTCTATCCACCAGTATATCATTTGCTTTCAAATCCTTTGCTGATAAAAATAGATATTCAAAATCGTCATTCATGTTCGCATCCTCCTAAAATATAACATAATGATCAACTGATCCAAGAAATTCCTTATTGCAATATAATTTACTTTCTTCTTTATCCAATCTGTAAGTGTCATTGTAATTCCCGGATGCATATATGAACTTTGAATCTTCACTCATCACATCAAGTCCATAAGCAAAACAAGTTTGTTCATATTTCACATCTAAAGTTCTACCATCATATCTCATTATCTTTGTCCTCCTTCTGCTTTTGCTGAAACAAATACTCTACCAGTGAGAACCATCACTTCTTCAATGTCATCAACTTCAAAAGTATGATCAATCATTACTTTGCAAACTCCTCTAAACTCTAAAACATATAGAATCTCTTCTTCAATGTCAAAACAGAAATCATCTGACTCAAATGTACTACCATTAGCACAAACCTTGATTGTTCCTTCATAATCATTGATCATACTTAGCATTTTTACTTTCATTTCTCTATCTTTCATTTTAACTACCACCTTATTTATTATTTATGAAGTATGTCCTTCACATTTATTATTATATTGTGTTTCTTCAAATTTGTACACAGTTTTCTTCAACTTTTCTTCAATTATTTTCTTGCATAATAAAAGGAGCATTTCTGCTCCTCCATTTTTATCTTTCGCTATTAGTAAACTTCTTTTGTTTTATTTCTTCTTCATTTTCCCATGCATCAATATGAGGTTTGTTTCCTCTCCATTTGACATCTATAAGAACTCCTCTTTTACAGCATGTACATCTATTCTTCTTAAACTTTGTATTAACCTGCATTGAATTTCCACATACTGGACAATCGATATTTACTAACATATTACTACCTCTTTCTCTTATACATTTTTATTTATTATCATTTTACTTTTTACTATTTATTATTCCACTTTGCTCTACCTGTTCTACTTAGATATTCTTCAATATCATACAGATACATTATTACTTCTTCAAGCTCATTATTCTTTATTGTTACTTCACCATTTCCGACATCTTGAGTAAATCTTTTATTCATAATTGGAATATCATTTGAATGATTTGACAACACTGCTATTCTCTTAATCACATGTACTAAAAACTTTAATGCCAAACAAATACTTACAAAAGCAACTACACCATATCTTAGAAATACCCACACACCTATAAACGGAATTGCAACATCAACTGCACGAACTATCATCATCATATTTGATACCAGAAAATACCTTCCCTCATATAACATTTCTTTAATTATTATTATAAACATTTCTATCAACTTCTTCATTATTTTCTCCTCCTGTTTTCAACCATACATGCTATTGCAATCACCACTAAGATCATCCATATCAAGATTGATACTTGATTCAAGAAATAAACAAACATTTAATTATCCTCCCTGTCTTTTTCA